CGGAACTTTGGATCAAGGTGTTTAATGCCGCGAACTCTTTGCGCAGCGGGATCATGCGGCCATCAAGGCCCTTCACGTACCCGCGCTCCGCTACTCGGGTCCTTAGCTGGCCGTTTAGCTCGTTGTAACCCTCGATGCCAGACGCGAACCGGGACTTGGCCGTAGAGCCTACATCCTGCAGCTTGCGCTCGCTGGGTGCGAGATTGTCACCAAAGAACAACCGGTACACATCGGCACCCTCTGGGCCAGCGTTGTTGCGGGCATTCAGGAGAGCTTCGTGAATGACAGTGCCAAGCTTGAGCGCCCCTGCTCCGTAGACGGTGGCGTAGGCAAAGACTTTGGCGCAGTCTTCTCTGAGGATGATGTGGAGTTGCTGTCTTGGTGTGATGTCCTTGGGGTCGTGAGCTTTGTCTCGGGCTGTGCCTGCCGGGAGCAGACCCAAAGCGAGTACAGTCGCCCAATGAGGGTCGCCCTCCAGAAGGGTTCGTCCATATGCTCCTCCATCAAAGAATGAGAGATAGTGTGCTAGGCCGCGCAGCTCCAAGCCCTGCATGTCAGCACCCACGAGCTTGAAGCCCGGTGGCATCTTGAACAGACCTCGGAAGTCGCTGCCGTATGGTTTTTTAGCTGACGGTACTTGAGCTAAATTGGGGCTAAAATGGCTAGCTCGTCCGGTTATAGTCCCTGCTGGATTGATGGAGCCGTGTATCCTCCCATCCTCCTGCACCGCCGCCATGAGGCTCTGCTTTGAGCCAGTGAGTTGCGACAGCCGTTTGCCCAGCATCAGGTATTCACCGACGCCAGCTAACTCAGGATATTTAGCTACGGCACCCTCGATGGTCTCCTCGTCCAACAGGGGGCTGCCCCCCGGTGTGAACTTGGTCGGCTGCCACCCACGATCCTTGAGGACCTTTGCGATATGGTCCCGTGATCCCGGGTTGAACTCTACCAGCTTGTACTTTTTGATCGGGTAGCCTTCCAGATACCCAAGCCGCTTGTTGTCCTTCTTTGGGATGAAGACGCACTTGGCGGGGTCGGGGCTGATCGGCTGCCACCACGAACCGAACTCGGCTTTCAGCCTTGTCTCTAGCTCGTGCTGCTTTTCCAGTAGTTGGACGTGGAGTTCACCGGCAGCCCTAAAGTCAAAAGGGAAGCCAGCGTCCTCGATAGCATCGCAAACCTTAGCTATGCGGTGCTCTAGCTCGATTGCCTTCGGAGCGTACTTGTCCGGGTTGAGCTTCTTGTAGAGCAGGAAGTTTACAGCTACGTCCTGCATCATGTAGTCCAGCATGTCCGTTGAGAACGTGCCCCAGATAAACTTCTGGATCGCCGCCTCGTCGGTGAAGCCCAGCGCTAGGGCCTCCACGCGCTTCATCTGTGCATAGTCTCCCTTGTGCTCGCCCATCCTGTGGCCCCACGCGGCCAGCGAATGCTTCCCCACGTACTCCGAAGGGATGGCCGGGACACGCAGAGCATCGTCAGCCTTGAGGGCTGGGTACTTCAGCCGGGACACAACGAGCGTGTCCGTGACCTTCTGGCCTGCTTTTGGCTGGAAGACATGGAGCTTCTTCAGGGCCGGAATGTCGAACCGGATGATGTTGTGGCCGATGATTTCGTCGGCTTCCTGTAGGCGGTATATGGCCTTCTCAATGCGGCCGGGGGCATAGGATTGCACCTCGCCGGTGTCTACGTCAGTGGTCCCGATGCAGTGGATTTTGGTGGCTTGGTGGAGAAGGCCGTCAGTTTCGATGTCGAATAACAGGCGGCTCACTCCAGATACTCCGGTAGGTCCTTCATGGTCTCGTACATGGCCCGCGCTTGCTCCCGCGTATCGCAATAGGAGCCGACATCCTCCCAATAGGGGAAGAGCCAATGGTGTCGGTAGACACAGAGCTTATAAGGAAGCGAGCGTAGCCCCGTCGCTTCAATCTTGAACCTTGGCTTTTTCATCCCAAGTCCCTCACATCCGCCCACAGTTGGTCAGCTACGCGCACATGTCGCACAAAGGCATCCATATCCTTACGGCGATACGCCTTCACTGCCTGCACACCGTGCCAGTCGGCAGCATTAGAAAGGTGAACCGTCGTCACCTTCGGCCGGTTCAAACTCGATTGGTCCTGCAAGTTCATACTGTCCTCTCTTTACATTCCATTTGAGCCTATCCGCCTCCCCCGTTTCACCGGTAATGCGGCATTTGAGCGAACGCATCTGCGCGAACAGCTTCGTCTCTGGGTCTTGTTGATCCCGCTCGACGCCAAGAACGTTGAACGAAAGCTGTTCAATGCTCGCTGATCCGCGCATATCAGTGAGAGAAATGGTGTCACCCTCATTGTAGTTCTTCCCGCGCTTCAGATGCACAACGGCAATCACGCCCACACCCGTCTCTTTGACGAAGCTAGCTAGCTTGGTCATCAACACGTCGATGTCTTTGCGCTCGTCGTTGGTCTCGGTTCCCGAGTGAACAATGCTGATGTGGTCTAGTACAATAAAACGGCACCCACTCGCGGCCATGAAGCGCATCATGGTAAGCAGGCGGTCGCTCTCTAAGCTCCCGAAGTGGTCGTAGAAGAGCATCCCATCCCACACCACGGCAGCGAGGGCCGCATCCCAGTCCTCGTCACTGATGGTCTCTGGGTTAGCTAAGACGTTCTTTAGGGGAACGCCCTGATGCAGTGCGACGTAAGCGGACACACTGGTATCGTTGTCTTCCTCAAGGTAGATGTTTCCAATCTTGAGGTCGTGCTTGGTTCGGAGGTGGTAAGCGATGTCGCGGGCAATGGTGGTCTTACCGATGCCGCTTCCAGCGCAGATTGTTGTGACTTCTGCATCTCGTAGCCCCATCCACATTTCGTTGAGTTTTGGCCACGGCAGGGCAAACCCTGCGCGCCGCTTCTTCTTCAGCCGTTCCTTGGTGAACTCGCGTCCCTCACGGATGCCATCGGGCCTGTAGGCCTTGGCGTCGTAGTAGGCGCGCACTAGGGCCTGCGGGCCGTGTTTGGTCAGCGCTTCGTTGGCGTCCTTGCAGCCCTCGGGTAGCGTGATGATCTTGACCTTACCCACCGGCAATAGCTGGCAGGCCAGCTCAAGAGCCTTCTGGCCGGGTTCGTCATTGTCAAAGCTGAGATAGATACTGTCGAAGCCACACAATTGCTCGTAGTGCTTCAGTATCGCCTTCCTCACTGAGCCCGTACCGTTTGGTAATGAGCCCACTGCATATTTGCAGTCCCAAGCTTGCCAATAGCTCAAGCAGTCTATCTCGCCCTCCGTCAATGTGATCGAGCGGCCCTTGGCTGGCCAGAGCCAAGATAAATAGATCGGTGGGTCCTTCGATGCAGGGCCTCTCCATGAAAACTCCTTGTCCTGTGTGCGTGTCTTCTGTCCGATCAACTTGCCGCTGCTGTCCCGCACGTTCATGATGTGCAGCTTGGCTAGCTTGTCGTACTGGTATCCTGCCTTTCTGAGAGTTTCTTCTTTGATCCCCCGCGAGGTCATCGGGAGGTATTCGCCACGGAGCCAGTCACTGCCGACAGGCTCGTCTACTGCCTCACCCTTGAACGATTTCTCGCAGGCGAAGCAGTAGAACGAACCGTCGTCATAGGAACCTCTGGCGTCCGAAGACCCACACTCGGGGCATGGGCCGTTAGACATCCAGTTAGCCATGCTTAGAACGCCAGCGTGTAGCGGCTGTACTTGTGACCGGCGTTGTCCACGCGGACCTCGGTCTGCACTTCAAAGCCCTTGCGGCGCAGCTTCAGCACAACGTCGGACAGGCGGCTGATGTTGTAGACGATCAGGGCCTCCATGTTGCTGATGCTCTGACCGCGCGACAGGTGGCCAAGGATGGTCTTCTGTTGCGGGCTGAGGCTGATAGCGCGAACCATCTGGGAATGCGTCATGTCTTCTTCTTCCTCTTCCGTTGCTGCTGTTTGATTTCTTCGATCCAGCTCTCAGGGACAGTCCCTTTGTCAGCGTGTTTAAAGCCGTGGGTGGTCGCCCAGTCGGCGTTGCTGGTTGGAGAGCCGGGGTAGATTTTGGTACTTGCTCGCTCGTAAACGATGCGGATATCGAGGTCGGGGCGTTGTTCTTTGAGGAGCAGCATCTTCTGCCGCTGCTCTGCGGAGGCTTGTTTGATGCCCCCAAACTTCCCGCCACCCCAATGGCCTTTGCCTTCGATGAGGATGTTCGTCCCAGGTATCGGAAAATCTGGGAGGTACTTCGCCTCGCGAGCGGGGACCGTGTACGGGATTTTGATGCTCTCGTACTCGTAGTCCACGCCCGCTTCGTCTAGCTGGTTAGCTATCTTCTCTTCGAGGCCTGACCGGTACCTACGCGCTAGCGCAGGCTTCTTGGTCATTCAGCCCACGTCCCCGGAATTAGCCACAGGCTAAACGAGGGTGTGGGGGTATCCCGAAGGAAATAGGCCACGTAGTCGCCGTCAACGCACCTGATGTATTCAAATTGCGCTACGGGCATCAGAAGGCCTGCTCGTCGTCTTCGTCAGCCGTGTCCGGGTCGAAGGGAGACGCGGGCTTCGCGGGCTCGCTCGGAGCCACGTAGCCGCTGTCATCTTCATCGAACGGGCTGACGCCGTTGCCACCACCACGCTCCAGCTTGATCAGCTGAACAGCGTTGAGGTACAGCTTGATACCGCCGCCAAGGCCCTCATAGACGAAGGGCGAGACGTTGGTCTTCAGCTGCGAGCCGCCGCCGATCACAACATCCGCAGGGAGCGGCTTGTTCTTGGCGTCGTACAGTCCCGGCTTGTACTCCTCACCCGATGACACCATCAGCGTGATTTCGCCGGTCTTCTTGTCCTTCTTCCACGGCCAGTTCGTAACGGTCTTCAGGCCAGCGTCCTTAGCCAGCTTCTTCAGCCAGTTATCGACCTCGCGATGATCCTCGTCGGAGAACTTGAGCCGGGTATTCCAAGTGCGCTTCTCGGGACCGCTCGGCTGGCCCTTCGCGTTCTTGGGTTGATAGACATCCACCTTGTCCAGCTTGGGGAACACGGCGGTAGCTACCGGAAGCGTCTTCGTAATCTTAGCCATTATGTACCTTTAGTAAACCTTTTGGTCAGCTTTCTGCGAGCCACAGTGCATCCTCAAGGCCGTCAATCAGCGCCTGCGTCTGCGCTCTGGTGAGCGTCACGGCTGCAAGAGCATCGTCCTTGATGGTGACCATGATCATTTGAGGATCGTCTAGATCAGTACCCGGACGCAGGTCGATCCTGACCCATGCGCCCGAGTTGTCCGTCACGTCAGCTACGTTCTTCATCGTAAGGCTCCCCCAGCGTGTAGCGCGAGTTGCGCGTTTCGATTTCCCCGGTCAGGTAGTTGCGGGACACGAG